CCCGCTACTCCGCCACCTCCTCCACCTCCGCCTCCATACGTGGCACCGCCACCACCTCCGCCTCCATACGTGGCACCGCCACCACCTCCACCACCCGCTACTCCGCCACCTCCTCCACCTCCGCCACCTCCCGTTATACAACTAGGTAATTCAGTTTCTGCTCTTCTGAGAGAAATCTATGCTTGCGAAAAAGCTTTGAATCAGAGAAGTGCAAATTATTGGTATCAAGATTCAGAGTTTTTAAATGGAATGGTTCAAGGACAAAATATATTTTCAAGGTATAGAAGTTATATGATGCAAGTCACTCCAGAGGTAACTGGCATAAACTATTACGACGTTCAATACCAAACACCAGCTGCAACCAGTGCGGATGTTCTTCCAATAGAGTATCTTTGGTTCTATTTTCCTGGAGATCAACCTATTGATCAACAATACTATCAGCAACAATTAGTAGATGAATATTCACTTTCTTACTCAACCCCGATAAATACTGGTTTTAGAGCAAGACTAGCAATTGCAAATAACATAGGTCATATGGTTTATTTAACACATCAATCAGATAGCATTAACCAGTTTACGGTAGCTTTAAATCTTTGGACGCATGAACTTGTTGCGCCTTCAGACCCGCAAACACTTCATAGAGTAATAGACCGTGCAAACGCAAGGGAAGTAATACAAGTTGATTCTCCATGGATTCAATCTAAACACTCAGCAAACAGATTAATTGATATAATTACTGTTGGAAATGACGGGTTTTCAAAAGATACATCTGTACAAATTTTTGGTAATCCATTAATTCAAGTTGGAGACATAGTTACTATGGACTATAGTTTGGCGGGAATTTCAGGCGCAAAGTATTTAGTACACCAAGTATCTCATACATTTAATAAAGGATTAAAAACTACTTTAACATTAAATTCTTTGAATAAATCATCAAATCCTACAAATATGTAGTCAATGGTATAATTTATATATATAAAAGGAGAAAAAATGGGATATGTAAAGATTTCTGATCCAAACATACTGGATATTGCTGCGTGGCAACAATTAATCAATGTTGTAAATCAACATAGTGATAGTATTACCGCATTAACAAATAGTTTTAACGGGACTTCTGGTGGCATTACAGATTGGAACGCAAGCAGCTTTTCGCATGTATGGGATCCAGGATCGCAGGCCTTAGTTTATGGAAAAATAACTCTTGTTATAGCTTCTAACGGAAATGTGTCATCCCCAGCGGGAGCACAAGTATTAAACAATGTTTATTATGGAACAGCTAGTTTTTCTGATTCAGCAATTTCATCTACTTTTCAATTTTCTTCTCCACCAGTAGTAACAGCAACTCTTTATAGTGGAGCATCTTCAACTTCTGGGGTTAGTTCAACTAACTCTGCATGCAATGTAACAGTTTACAATGTTACAACTTCTGGTTTTTCTTGGAGAATTGCAAGTGCTTCTACTACAGCTCCAAAAGGTACTATACCATTTTATTGGCAAGCTGCAGGACCAAGATAACGGAGAAAAAAGTTGGCAGATACAACTCCACCAGAATATAGATCGTCAAATTCGGTTGCAAAACGACAAACTTTATTTATTGATGTTAATGATCCACGTGCAAAAAAAGGCAAACTTGGAATAGTACAAGGTAGAAGTGGCGTAGAAATTCAACTTGTTAACACCGCTGCTGGAATGAGTTTGTCTGCTTTGCAATCAAATTATGGAGTTACATCTGGTCAAATAAATGCTATTGAAGATCAGTACGCACCAATGACGGGTGATCAGATAATATCTCAAACTAGCGTGTCAGTTGGAAAACCAGATGCAATAACTGGATTAACTGCCTCATGGTCTGGAACAACTTTACAAATTAGTTGGGTTTTTAATGCAGCCTCATCAACAAACAAATATGTTTCAGAATTTGTTGTTGAATTTACTCAAGGATCAATAAACACTTTTGCTGTAAACGCAACAATTAATTCTTCTTCTTCCAATCAAGTTTATAATTTCAACCAAATTGCTAATGCCGCATTATTTGGTACTCCTCAAACTTCTTTTGATTCCATAACAGTATATGCTCAAGATGTTTATGGAAATCAAGGTGCCCCTCAAACAATTAATCCACCTACATATAGCGGTAATTCTGCTGTTAATGGTTCACAATATATAAGAAATATATATGTTAATCCAATATCCGTAACGCCAACAGGCGGGTCCAGTGGCGATATATGGATATCTTATTAGGAATAAATAATGTCTAATTTGGATAATACTCCGCCAATTGGTGGATACCCAGTACCTGGAACACCACAAATTTATACTGGAGTAACCCCGCCTCCACCTCCTGTTACTCCGCCACCTCCACCCCCATACGTTCCTCCTGATTTTAGTCCGCCTCCATATGTTCCTCCTGATTTTAGTCCGCCTCCATACGTTCCTCCAACGTTCTTCAATCCACCTGTATTTTTTGACCCACCATCATTTTTTAGCCCACCAAATTTTCTAGCAGCACCAACATTTTCTGCACCTACATCAACAATTGGTGGATTTACATTTACAATCAACAATTATGATGGAGTAGAATCTTATACTGCTACAACAACAGCGGGCTCTGTCTCTATTTCTGGAACAACAGTAACTGTTACTGGTTTAACACCTAGTCAATCTGCAACCGTTACAATAAACGATTCTAGGCAGTATTATCAAGGTAACTCTGCTCAAATAACTGGAACAGCTCTTGCCTTGTTAGCAGCACCAACATTTTCTGCAGTTACTTCAACTGCAGGAGGATTTACATTTACTATAACAAATTATGACGGGGTTGAATCTTATTCTTTAACAACAACAGCAGGTTCGGTATCAAGATCTGGTACAACTGTCACAGTAACTGGACTTTCATCAAATCAATCTGCAACTGTAACAGTAAATGATTCAAGATCTTATTATCAGGGTAATTCATCTCAAATAACTGGAACCTCTTTAAATTTAACACTTGTTAAACCACAATTTTCAACACCAATTGCAAATACAACAGGATTTACATCTTCTGTAACAAATGCTGACGGAATAGAAACTTTTACAGTAACTACAACAGCAGGTTCTGTATCAATATCTGCTTATACTGGAGCAATAAATGTAACTGGGTTAACGTATAGCCAGTCTGCAACAGTTACAGTTACTGCATCAAGAGGTGGTTATAATAGCTCTTCAAGTTCATTTACTGGCACAGCACTCCCTATGCCGACATTACCAAATCCAACAATTGGTTCTATAACTCCTACAGCTGGTGGCTTTACAGCACTAGTAACAAACTCTGACGGAGTAGAAACTTATACAGTATCAACAACTGCTGGTTTTGTTACTATAGGTCAATACAGCGGATCAATAAATGTAACTGGTTTAAATAATGGACAATCAGCAACAGTTACAATTACTGCATCAAAAACAAATTATCAAAGTTCTTCTACATCTTTTACGGGAACTTCTCAACAAGCACTAGTTAACCCAACATTTAGTGCTGCAATTCCAGGAGACAACAGTTTTTCTTTTTCTGTAAGTAATTATGATTCTACAAATACATATACAGCATCAGCTTCATCAGGATCGGTAAGTGTATCTCCTTACGCAGGATCTTATATAGTTACAGGATTATCTGATGGTCAATCTTCTACAGTCACAATAACTGCGAGTAAATCTGGGTATGTTTCATCTTCATCTCAAATAACTGGAACTTCTAATTTTGCTGGTTTAAGCCCATCTGCTTCATTAAATTCATATACTTCAAACAGCTTATCTGGCACGATATCCAATTATGACCCTTCTTATACATGGAGCATTTCATCAACTTCAGGCTCGGCATCTTTAGGAAGTAATTCTGGATCTTCTATGCCATTTACAGTTACTGGCTTATCTCCAGCAAGTTCTACTGTAATAACAATAACAGCTCAAAAAAATGGTTATAAAAAAGGAACTTATTCACTAACTGGCTATACATCAATAACAAAACCAACTATTGTTTTAGGCAATAATTTGTCTGATGGATTTACATTTTATGTAAGTAATTATGATTCATCTGTTATATATACTGCAAATACAAATAATGGTACCATAACTCAAATTGGAGCATCGGGGTATTATCAGTTTGGTTATAAAGTATCTGGTTTATCTGGGGGGCAAAGTGCAACAGTAAGTGTTAGTGGAACAAAATCTAACGGTGCGTACGGATATTACCCATTAGCAACTTCAGATTCATTAACAAGTTATGCAACACTTATTCCAACATTTGGAACTTTTTCTTCAACAGATAGTGGGTTTAGTGGTACAGTTAGTAATTTTAATTCAAATTATACTTGGACTGCAACAGTAAATAATGGTGGCGTAATAACGCCAACAAATTTATCAAGTAACTCTTTTGTTGTATCTAATTTAACTGCTCCATCATCAGCTGACGTTACAATAAATGTATATAGCGGCTCCACGTTATTGGGGACTGCAACAAAAACTGGATATACAAATTTACCTAAACCACAATTTTCAAGTCCGCAGCAAACTCCAGATGGTAGAAAAGTTAGCGTAAATATAACAAATTATGATAGTAAGCAAACATATACTGTTACAACAAATGTAGGAACTGCCACATTTGGGACACCTTCAGGTAGTATTTATCCGATTCAAGTTTCCAACATACAGCAGACAGGTACCTTAGTAATAACTGTATCTGTAAGTGAAACTAACTACGGCAGTAATTCAGCAACTTTAAGCTATCCAGATATAGTTACTTCTATTAAAATAAATATAAATGGTTCCTGGGTAAGTATGAATACTGTTTATATAAATAACAATGGCTCTTGGTTGCCAGCAAAATCAATATATATAAATAACAATGGTTCTTGGACTCAAGTATATTAGTGTGGTAAAATAAATAAATAAGATAAATAGGGGGAATTATGAACGAGTTATATCAGGAAAAAGGGTTTCTTTCAAAAGAAGAATTACAAAAAATTAATGATTATCTAAGGCCAAGCACAAAATGGATGTCTTTAGAAGATTCTTATTGGACTGATAGATGTTTGTACCCAGAAGGAATAATTGAAGATAACAGGGAAGATATATATAATCTTTTGGTGGACATTAAAAATAGAATTGCAGAAAAAATTAAAATGTTTTATAATAAAGATGCTGTTCCAGATTTAATAAATTTTGTAAAATGGCCAGAAGGAATAGATCAGCCGCCTCATTGCGATGATATGAGTGATCATGGGCCAGAAAGAGAATGGTTCAATCATCGTGAGTGGGGAGCAATTATTTATTTAAATAGTGATTTTGTTGGAGGAAAAACATATTACCCAAAATTTTATTATGAGGCTGATTTAGAACCAGGAATGCTCGTAATACACCCTGGAAATCAAGATTATAATCACGGTATTACTAAAGTTTTTAATGGAACAAGATACACAATAGCTTCATTTTGGACTACAGATAAAAAATATGAAAAAGTATTAAATGATAAATGATAAATATATTAATGAAGAAGAAAATTTAGTACCAGAAAATACTATAGCAATAATATCTCATTCTGCTGATGTAAATACGCAATATAAAGATATAACTTTAAATTTTAAAGATTATCCAAAACGAGATTGGTTTACATCTCATTTTTATTATTGTTTGCCAATTCTTATAGGAAATCAATACGGCTTTGGAATAAAAAGTTTATACGATGTTTCTTTAATTTGGGATGGATCTGAGTCTCCTGAAGCATTAAAAGTTAATATAATTGGAGAAAGTTCTAAAAATCAATTTGTAATTTCAAATTTTGGAACAGGTGTTGTTACTTTTCAAAATAGATTTACCATGAGAACTCCTCCAGGAATTAATCTGATGACTATACAGCCGCCTAATCATTTTATTAAAAATATTGGTGTAATGACTGCTGTAATTGAATCTGATAATTTAAGAAGAGATTTTTCATTTAATCTTAAAGTAATAGAACCTAATGTTGAAACTTTTATAAAAAAGGGGGATATTATTGCAGCTTTTATTCCCATACCTAGATATTTTGTTGATAAGTTTAGTTTAGTTGACGGTAAAGAAATATTTAGTGAGGCAACTTTAACCAAAGAATATCAAGATCAATTTGAGTTTGGAAGACAGAGGCTTGGCCCAGATAAAGAAAAGCTTCATCAAGCAGGAAGAAAATATTTTAATGGAATACATGCTTTTGGAGAAAAATATAAAGATCATCAGAAAAGACTATAAATTTTTGACAAAAAACATTTATGTATGTTATACTAAAAAGTAAAAGGAGGCACGTAATTAAAATTTTTAAAGAAAAAAATAAAGTAAAAAAGAATTATAATCCAATAGTGCCCAGTGGTCTTATTGCCCATACTGAAAAAGGATATTTTTATATAAAAGGCAATAAACGATTTAAATTTGTTTCTGATAAAGCAATGTCAACATGGTCCTTACCAATTGTAGAAACTTCTGAAGCAATGCTTATAAATTATTCTTCGGCTGGAGTTTTAGGTTTTCGTGATGGAACTTTGATCCATGATATCTCTGATGGTAGAATATATCTTGTAAGCGATTCAAAGCGTCGTCATATAATTGATCCAGATGTATTAGAATGGCTTGATAGTGAAATCATTAAGGTGGGGCAAAAAGAAATTTTTGTTCACCCAGAAGGAGAAAAACTATAAAATGTATCAGCCTATCAGGTTTTGGACAAAGCGTGATAGGAAGATTAGTCGGGAAGGCTATGTGCTTATAAAAGTACCCGAACATCCAAAAAGTTTTAGAGGTTGGTATTATGAACACCGACTTGTTATAGAAAAAGAAATAGGCAGAGTCATTGATGGCTGGGAAACTATTCACCACATCAATCATGATAAAACTGATAATAGATTAATTAATCTATTTTTATGTTCAAGATTAGAACATAATAAAGCTCACGCAGCTTGACAAAAAACAAGACATAGTAGTACAATGAACTAAACCTAGACAAAGGATTATATGAGTAACGACTTAAAATGGATGCTGTCATCTGATCAGCAATTTCCATATCAAGATGACAAGGCCATTGAATTATGGTTTAAGGTTATAAAAGCTTTTAAACCAGATGTTGTTGACTATCTTGGAGACACAGACGATCAAGCTTGTTATAGCAAGTATACAGAAGGACGATCTGCAGAGTTTTTAAAGTTGCATAAGGATGATAGTAAAGATTTAATTGTTCCTATGATGCGACACGAAGCAAAAGGTGCAAGAGATTTTTATGCTAAGACAAGAGAGATGCTTCCTAATGCCCAGCTATTTTCAGCACTTGGAAACCACGACATTAGAATTTTTGATTATGTTGATAAAAAACTTCCTGAGTATGCAAATGAAGTAACACCAGAAGCACTATGGTCCCTGGACTCTCTCGGATACGAATATATTTATTATAATGAATTGCCTAAACAACGTTTTGGGGACATACATGTGCATCATGGACTTTCAATTGCAGACACGGGTGCAGTAAGAAAAGACATTGACGATTTACAAATTTCTTTAATCAGAGGTCACTCACACAGAATTGCCTCACATTTTCAGACATACGAGCTGCCAGTTGCAACGGGCGGAAGAACAATACGTGGATATGAAATTGGACATATGTGTGATGAAAAGAGTGATGGTATGAAATACACTCAAAACCACAACTGGCAAAAAGGTTTCGCAATCGCACATATTGAGAATGGTCAACATCCTCATGTACAGATTGTGGAAATTTCCCCCAACTATACTTGTGTAGTTGATGGAAAACTATTTAGTCTATAAGGAGACAAAATGAAGATCACAAACTCAGAGAAGACTCTGGTTGAGCATTATGTTTATACAACAATCGGTGCTGCAGTAATTCTGTGGCAACGTGGTGGAGCAGCTAATCATAACTTAAAGCATGTTGCATTTGCAGCAGCTTATGGTGTCATTGGCCCCGTACTAGCTAAAATCAATCCACGTGGTTTGGTTGCAAAGTTAACCAAGCAAGAACATCTTTCTGAACCAGAAGCAGCAGTGTTAACCAATGTTGTTGCAGCGGTAGTAAATGATGCAAATAAAGTTATTGCTTCAAAAGCATCACCATATGCAGCATCACCATCATCGCCATATACAGCGGGTTAAATTAAAGATAAAATTTAATAATGATGAAATGTAAAAAATGTAAAGGGCGGGTATTCGTAGATAGAGTTTACTCTCAAAACTTACGTGTTGAGCTTTTTTGCATTCTATGTGGTAAAAGATGGATGATTAAGAGAGACAATAGGTTCGGAACATGGCTCGCAAAAAGGGAAGAAATAACGCACCACGGTTACGGTATTTCTATCTAAACGGATTTCTTCATAAGGTTATTAGGAGATCTCGTGCCGAAGACTTGTTGATTGCTTGGAATTATCAAGAAGGAAAGCGTGTTGCTTATAATTTAACAGATGTTAATAAAAATAAGCAACATGCTTATCCAATATCACAAGTTGTAAAAATTATTGGAAAACATGAGGACACCATTAACATGCATTTAAGGCGTGGTAACTTAAAGTTTCCGCAAAGGTCATATTCTTTAAATGGAAATAAAACTCCAGGAAAATATTTTTGGAGTGAAGACGATATTAGGGATATGCATGATTTTTTTAAAACTGTTCACAGAGGAAGACCACGGTTAGACGGGGCTGTAACTCCAGGTAACATGCCCAGTAGGGCGGAGCTAGAAGCTATAATGAAACAAGAAAATATTTTATATATTAAAAACAACGATGGGGATTTTGTCCCAGTTTGGAAGCAGCCTGAATGGTAGACGGTAAGTTAAACAAAGAAGCTAAGCATGTAATGGATCAATCATTAAAAGTTTTAGAATATGCCATGGAGATGGCTGTACAAAAAGATGACTTAGATGCTATGATAGGTATATCAGACAGATTGATGATTTTGTATCAACATTTATCTGATAAAGATATTAAAAAGTTTAAGCCAGGCTTCACATTAGCGGGAAGAGAAGAGATCAGGGATGAATCAGACTAATATTAAAGTAGATTTGCAGTTTACACGCAACCTAGGAAACTATGAGAGTTTAAAGGTCGGTATAGGCATTGAAGATTTTAAGCGGGATGGTGAAACTATTGATGAAGCTACAAATAGGGTATACGCTTTTGTTGAAGGAAAGTTAATGGAAAAAGTAAATGAAATTGAAGCAGAGTTGAATACGGGCAAGGCAAAGAAATGACAAAAGATGAGGCAAAAGAAGCTTACGGACTAGTTGGATTTTTTTGTATTCTTTATAAAGAAAAATATAAAAAAGTTCCTATTGTAAATAAATATCGTGAAAAGTGGGCAATGAAAGATGTTGTTGACAGTGTTGGATATGATCGTGCAAAAAAGCTTTTGGAACAGTATTTTAAACTGAATAAAACAGATCATAATCTTACGTGGTTTTTTTATAATTTTGACAAGATTGATGCCTCATTGGTAGAATTAGAAAAAGATAAAGTTCGTCGTGAATTAATAATGAAGCAAACTGAACTAATGGTTAAAGAAAGAGATAATGAACACTGAATCAGCAGTAATTACAGCGGTATGTGAGAACAAAGATATCTCTACAGTTCTTGCTGATAATATTGATGAGGTATTTACTTCCCACAGAGATGTATGGGAAGGCTTAAAATCTTATTATTTAAAGTTTAAAGCTGTTCCAGATATTTCTGTTCTTACTGAAAGGTTTAAAGACTTTGAGCCTGTTAAGGTAAAGGGCGAGACAGCATATTATTTAGACCAGCTAAAGAATGAATACCTTTCTGGAAGAATTAGAAACCTATTGCTAACATCAGGTGCTAGTCTAAAAACTGAAGCTTCTGCAAGAGTAATTAGCGAGATGCAAAAAGAACTTACCAGTCTGGGTAGACTTACTGCAAATGTAAGAGATATTGATTTAACTGATTATAAATTAGCTGAAAAACATTTTGAAGCAGTAAGAACAAGGTCTGATGCTATGGGTGGTAGCCCAGGAATTATGACTGGATTTAAAGCAATTGACTATGCATACCCTACAGGAATGGCTCCAGGGCACCTTATAGTCATGATTGGATGGCCAGGTAAGGGTAAGACTTGGTTCTCTTCTTATTTGGCTTGTAAGGCTTGGGAGCAGGGTTTTAAGCCCATGATTATTTCTCTTGAAATGACTCCAGAGAATATGCGTGATCGTATATATACTATGCTTGGTTCGGGTCTTTTTAAATCTTCAGATTTTTCAAGGGGAAACATTAACATTGAGCAATTTGATGATTGGGGCAAGAAAAAGTTTCTTGATAAGAATGGCTTTATACTTGTTTCAAACGAGGGTTCTGGCCAAGTTACCCCCACAACAGTTCAAGCTAAAATTGATCAACATAAACCAGATTTAGTGATTCTTGATTATCATCAGCTTTTTGTTGATTCAAATAATTCAAAAGCTCCAACAGAACGTAACATGAATATCTCTCGTGAATTTAAAATGCTTGCCATGAGAAACAATATTCCAATTATTGATATTACTGCTGCAACAGCTGAAGAAACATCAGACCATGATGCTCCACCAATGTTAAATCAAGTCGCTTGGTCAAAAGCCATTGAGTATGATGCAGACATGGCCATAGCGGTTCATAAAAATCCAGACTCTAATATAATGGAAATTGTGAGTAGAAAAAATCGTCATGGTACAGAGTTTGGAATGTATCTTGATTGGGATCTTAATAGGGGAGTTGTCAAGGAAGTATACGACGTTCCAACTATGTAATCAATCTGTATCTTGATATAATTATCGAGAAAGATTGGTGATCATGTACCCACGAAAGATACATGACTTTTGGATAAGCGGAACCATCAAAGATGATTCTAAATTCCAAAGCTCAAGGGAGAATTATGAGAGGCTTTTGGTTCAGCAAATGCGGGACAAAGGTTATATTCCAGTCCTTGACATGCAACCACAGTTTAATGTAAAATATAATCAGGAGAAAGATCACTACACTTTCAACTTAGTAATGTACGGGATATATCTTGGAAAGGCTAAGTCTTTGATGTATGAAGGATTCTCTGGTCAGAGTTTAATACCTAAAGGATAAAATATGTCAGATGCATACAATAAAGCGGATCTCCGCTCTATTTTGCGTTCTTGTGGAGTAGAGGTTATTTCTCAAACTGGAACAGATTTTCTTTGTCTATGTCCTTTTCATCATAACACAGATTCTCCAGCATTTGCTGCAAGTTATACTAAAGGCTTGTATGTTTGTTATAATCAGTACTGCAATGCATCGGGTACAGTTTTAGATCTTGTGATGAAATTAACAAGTAGAAATAACTTTGAAGCTATGAGATTTATATCTTCTAATAAATTAACTGATGCACAAAAACTTGAAGAAGAACTTAAAGAATTACTTGATGACAAACCAGAGTTTGAAGAATTTTCTTCAAAAGTTCTTGAAGATTTGCACAGAGGTCTAACTTTAGAAGCAAGGGATTATTATGCTAAAAGACACATTAATAGTGATGCTATTGATTATTTTAATCTTGGATATTCACAAAAACAAGGAATGGTAACAGTACCTCTACATTCCCCAGACGGTATTGCAGTTGGTGTAATTGGTCGCTCAATACAGGGTAAATCTTTTAAAAATAGCCCTAATCTTCCACGTAATAAAACTATGTTTAATCTGCATAGAGCAAAACGTGAGGGTGGCACAATTATAGTTGTAGAATCTAGTTTTGATGCTATTCGTTTATGGCAAGCTGGTTATCCAAATGCAGTAGCAACTTTAGGTGGAAGCATATCTGATACTAACCTTAATCATTTAAATAAATATGCATCAACAATAATTTTAATGATTGATAATGACGGTGCAGGCAGAGCACTAGGTAATACTATAGCTAATAAATTAAAGAGCAAAAATGTATTATGGGCTAGTTATAGTCATGACATAGTATATCCGCATCAAGCAAAAGATGTGGGAGATCTCACAGATGAAGAAATAAAAATTTGTGTAAAAAATGCAATTCCGCATTTTGAGTATGCAACCATGTGATATAATAAAGAAACAGGACAACATAGAGTCCATTACACTAAGGAGATAGATATGGGCATAGTAAGAGGCCTAAATGCACTAAATCAACAAATGGAAAAAGCTGAGTATTCTGGAGAAGGTCAAAAGGGAACTTGGTTAAAAATTAACGATGGTCAATCAGTAAAGATTCGCTTTATGCAAGAGATTGACCCTAATTCACCAAATTATATTGAAAAAGCTGGAACCGCTTTTATTGCAGTTGAGCATACAAATCCAGAGTCATATCAACGCAAAGCACTTTGCTCTATTGAAGACCAAGGTCGTTGTTTTGGTTGTGAACAACATCGTCGTGACCCAAAAGCTAAATGGGGCGGAAAGAAACGTTTTTATGCAAACGTCATTGTAGATGATGGTGTTAAGGATCCATATGTAGCCATCCTATCACAAGGCCTTGGTCCAAAAGCAGTTACAGAAAGTGTAATTGCTTGGGCTGGAGAAACAGGTAGTATTACAAATACTATCTGGAAAGTAAAGCGTACGGGTAAGGGTGCAACTGATACAAGTTATTCAGCAATCCCACTGCCAACTGCAAGTATTGATCCAATTGATTTTGATAAGTACGAAATGTTTGATCTTGAAAAGACAGCAGTTCGTGATGTGCCTTATTCAGAACAAGAGGCGTTCTATTTTGGAACTTCTGGAGATAACGCATTAGTTGGAGCAACATCTTCTGCTGAATCTTCATCAGCAGTTGAATGGTAATATAACCCTACAATAAGAAAGTTAAAAATGTCTGACTTTGTTCATTTGCACGTTCACTCACATTACTCTTTGATGGATGGTTTAAATACCCCTCATGAGCTTTTGCAGGCTGCAAAAGATATGGGTCAGACAAGTTTAGCTATCACTGATCATGGAACATTGTCATCTCATAGAGATATGCAAATCGCAGCTAAAGAATTAGGCATGAAGCCTATACTCGGTCTAGAAGCTTATATCTCGGCTACAGACCGTTTTGATAAAAGAGCAGTTGCAAAAAGAGATGACAATACTTCCTTGTACAATCACATTATCCTGCTAGCCAAAGATGATTTAGGGCTTAAGAATCTTCAAAAGCTTTCTCAGATTGCTTGGACTGAAGGTTACTATCATAAACCAAGAATTGATATTGATTCTTTATTTGAGTTCGGTGACGGTATAATTGTATTGTCTGGATGTATGAATGGTCTTGTTTCAAAGGCTATTGAACGTGGGGATAATGAAAAGGCAAGAGAATATGTCAAGATGTTTAAAAATCGTTTTGGCAAAGACTTTTATATTGAAGTTCAAGCGCACAATCCAGTCGAATTAAATAACTCTCTGCTCGCCCTAGCAGATGAGCTTGGGGTGAAGCCAGTTGCTACAGGAGATTGTCATTTTGCAAAGAAAGAGGAGAGGGATTTGGAAGAACTCCTCCTCATCCTCTCTACTAAGCCTTCCCAAAATAAAGAAGCAGATTATGCCAGTGGTCGTCAAAGATCTACTGTCCTTGACCGCTTTGATCATATTTATCCCGATCGCCCTATTAGTTTTGCTGATATTAACGTTTATATTCAATCCCGCACTGAGATTGAAGAAGATTTTGTTAAGGCGGGTTTTGAAAGAAAAGATATCTACGAATCATCAGTAGAGATTTCCGATAAGGTTGAGCTTTATGATTTTCACGAGAATCTAGATTTACTACCAGTACCAAAGAAGAATGCATTAAAAACTTTAAAAGAAATGTGTGAAAAGTCTCTAGTAGAAAAAGGACTTAGTTATGAGACATACAAAGAAAGACTACAAGAAGAACTTCAAGTCATTGCTGATAAAAACTTTGCTAGCTACTTCCTTATTGTTGGCGATATGGTGGGTTGGGCAAAAGAAAACAAAATCATGGTTGGGCCAGGACGTGGATCTGCAGCAGGATCTTTAGTATGTTATTTAATGGGTATTACAGATGTAGACCCAATTAAATTTGACCTATTGTTTTTTAGATTTATTAATCCAGAACGAAATGACTTTCCAGATATTGATACAGATTTTATGGATAGCCGTCGTGGAGAAGTTAAAGAATATTTACGTAAAAAATTTAAACATGTTGCTTCTATTTCAACATACACTTATTTTAAAGATAAAGGAGTTATTCGTGACGTTGCTCGTGCATTTCTTATCCCACTCGGTGAAGTTAATAAAGCACTTAAGGGTGTTGAGACGTTTGAAGAATATGAATCTTCCTCAAGTACGTACGAATTCAGGGAAAAATATCCAGAAGTAACTAAATATGCTTCTATGCTGCGTGGTAAAATTCGTGGCAATGGCATGCATGCTGCAGGTGTTGTTGTAGCAAAAGACGATATTAGTAAGTATGTGCCAATTGAAACAAGAAAAGATCCAAGCAACGATATATCGGGAAGAATACCTGTTGTCGCATATGACATGGAGCAAACAGCTGACCTAGGACTTATTAAATTAGACGTGCTTGGATTAAAAACTTTATCAGTAATTGATGATGCATTAAAGATTATTAAGTCTAATAAAAACAAAGATATTGTTTTAAAGGATATACCGCTAGATGATAAAAATGTTTACTCAGACCTATCTGGCGGATTTACTAAAGGAGTGTTCCAAGCAGAAGCAACTCCATACACAAATCTTTTGATGAAGATGGGTGTAGATAACTTTGAAGACCTTGCTGCATCTAACGCACTAGTAAGACCAGGAGCTATGAATACAGTAGGTGCCTCATACATTAAGCGTAAGCGTGGTGAAGAAATTATTACCTATGCTCATCCAATCATGCAAGAGTTTACAAAGCGTACTTACGGAGTAATTATTTATCAGGAACAGGTTATGCAGGCATGCGTTTATTTAGGCGGAATGTCTTGGGCAGATGCTGATAAGGTTAGAAAAATTATTGGAAAGAAGAAAGATGCTAAAGAATTTGATGCGTATAAAGATCAATTTATTACAGGTGCTGCAAAACATATTACTGTTGAGGATGCCACAAAGTTATGGCATGATTTTGAAGCTCACGCAGGTTATTCGTTCAATCGTTCTCACGCTATTGCTTATTCTATGCTCAGTTATTATACTGCTTGGCTTAAGCATTATTTTCCTATTGAGTTTATGTTTGCCGTTCTCAAAAACGAAAAGGATAAGGATGCTAGAACAGATTATCTCATTGAAGCCAAGCGACTTGGTATCAAAGTTCTTCTCCCTCATGTAAATGAATCTGAACTAGATTTTAGTATTCAAGGAAATGCTTTAAGATTTGGACTGTCTGACATTAAATATATTTCTGATAAAGTTGGCAGTAAAATTATAGCCAATCGTCCATACAAATCAATGTCTCATTTTGTAAGCGTGGCGGGTGAAAAGGGTAGTGGAATTAATTCAAGAGCAATTGATTCATTAAACTCAATAGGTGCTGCATCTTTCAAAGATAATCCGTTAAAAGGAAATGAAAATGAAAATCTTTATGAGTATTTGGGTATTCCAAAGTTTGATACAGGAAAATTAAATCCTCAAATTAAATCTCAGGTAAACCCGCTAGAAGAGTTTTTAGAACAAGGTTGCTTTGTTTTGCTTGCGATGGTTAAATCAATTAAAAAAGGTCCTACATGGTCACGTGTTGAGCTTGTAGATGATACAGGTTCGGTAGGAATTTTCCATGATGTTAATACAAAAATTGAACCAGGAATGATGTACTTCTTCTTAGTTGGAGATAACCGTATTCACAAATATGTAACTATTGATGATGTTGTTAATAAAGTTGATGACACATTTGTGCATTGGCTGTATCGTGACAAGTTAAAGATTGACACGGGCAAAAGACTCGTGCTAGACTTTACACACTATAAGACAAAAGCAAACAAGATGATGGCTCACATTATTTTATCTGATGCAGATAAAAATTTAGAGCGTGTAATTGCTTTTCCGAAGTTTTATTCTACAGCTCTCGGTAAGATGAGATCTGGTATGATTTGTGACCCAGCCATATCTAAAATGGATGATGGCACCCTATATGTTAAGGAGGTGATTTAATGACAGACGAAACAACATCAGTGGATACACCAGCAGCAGATCCAGGAGTTCAGATTAGCGTAGAACAAATTCTTGCATCTATTCTTTCTCTCGGAACAGTTACAGTTCCACTTGAAAATCTTGTAGCAAATTACGGTGGTAAGAATATTGCTGTAAACCAAGATCCAGAGACAAAGGCAGTAACTTTTGAGTTAGCAGATGTACCAGTTGAAAATACGCCTGCAGAATAGTGTATAATATAAGTATATGGCTGACTCCTATGTACTTAAAGGAACGGAGAACGAGTATCTTCTGGTTATTAGAGCAGAAGATGAAAAAGCAATTTATCAAATTGTGGACGCTTTGTTAGCAAGTCGTAACGAACAAATTAAAGAAGTAGCAATTGAATTAGAGAAGAGTTTACATGATAACGGAAGAGATTCTAGCAAAGCTGGATCCAAAAACAAGAGCAAGACTACAACTAGCAACGACAGTAAGCGTAGAAAAGCAAAAGACACCTAGTATTGGTTTGACCATGGGCCTAAAAGGCGGACTGGGATTTGGTCGTCAAGTTCTTATTTGGGGAAATAAATCTGCTGGTAAATCATCATTCTGTTTGCAGATGATTGGTCAAGCTCAAAAAGAAGGCAAGACATGTGCATGGATTGATGCAGAAGCATCTTATGACCCAGCATGGGCTGCAAAACTAGGTGTTGATTCAGAATCTCTTATCTATTCTCCTGCTAAATCTATTAATGATATGGTTGACGTTGCACAACAACTTATGGAGGCGGGAGTAGATATTATTGTTGTAGATTCTATCTCAGCACTACTCCCCGCTATTTATTTTGAGAAAGATAGTTCTGATCTTAAGAAGTTAGAAGACACCAAGCAGATCGGTGCAGAAGCAAAGGATATGACACATGCAGTCAAAATGCTTAACTATGCCAATAAAAATACGCTACTCGTTCTTATTTCTCAACAGAGAAATCAATTTGGAAGTATGCATGCGTCGCATATCCCGACTGGGGGTATGGCAGTTAAATTTTTCTCCAGTACCGTTATTAAGCTCTGGGCATCCGAAGCTGATGCAAATGCTATTAAATCTGGAATCCAAGTTGGTGACAAGATTATTGAACAAAAAGTTGGCAGACCCGTTAACTGGATCATTGACTATAATAAAACTGGGCCAATGGGTCTCAGCGGTCAATACGATTTTTATTTCCAAGGGGATAAAGTTGGAGTTGATTCCGTTGGAGAAATTCTAGATGTTGCCGAAATGATGGGTATTGTTCAAAAGGGCGGTGCTTGGTACACGGTTAATGAAGAGCGATTCCAGGGTCGTGCTAAGGCTGTAGAATATTTGCGTGAAAATCCAGAAGTTGCTGAAAAGATTAAGCAGGAGATTTATGACAAATCTTGATAAATTTTTAAATGAAAAAATATATAAAGCTGAAGAAAAAGATATAGCTTTGGGCACATTTAGTTGTCAAAACATATCTTGCAATGAAATAAATACCGAAGCAAGTATAGATAAACAAAAAGGCAAAATTTATTGGGTGTGCGCTAACGGTCATAAATCGAGTGTGGCTTTCTAATGTCAGAAAGAAGTGAAATAAAACGTGATGGAGCAAAAGGTCAAAAAAATTCTGGGCGTGGGGATTATCAAAAAGGCGATGCTATCTGGCATGATT